TTACATAAATTCTCATTTGCTCCATCAATAATCTACCATCTACAAATAATGCATTTTGATCTGAATCTTCTATAAACTTATTAAACATAACTTTTCTAGCTTCCATATTATCAAATGCAGATACATAGATAGGCATACCATTATACATATATGATCTTAATGTAGTAGTAGGTTCAATTTTAGAAATGCGACCATTATATCTATATCCAGTTCTTACAAATTCAGATAATAGATTTTCTACTGCAACAGTCTTTAATTCACCTATAGAATCAGCAAAAAATAATTGACCACCAAGATTATGTTCTTCTACTGTATCAAAATCATATTGCGTTATTTCAAATCCTGCTTTAGCTAGGAAAAATGCTAACCAACTGCCAATGCCACCAGCACCACCAATAGTTACTTTAACATATTTTCCATACCATATTGCATCTTTAAATCTATCTCTATTCATAATATTCTAATTTTCTTTTTCTAACAATTCTATTAAATAAAATATAAATCTAAAATCATATTGACTAAAGTGTAATTCTTCAAGAAAGGCTTCTCTATAGTATTCTAACTGTTCTTTATAATCCTTAGCTTTAGATTTTAACTTTAAAATTTCAGTAGTTATTTTATCAAAATTCTTATTTAATGAATAAGCATACTGCTCTAAAGTAAAATCAGGATCAGATACAATACAATTCTCAATATCTTCTAATGCTTGTTCAAAAGAATCATTTTCTATTTCTACACCTAATCTTAAAAGTGTAGTAAATAATTTTTCTTGTTGCTTTAAATCATCAGAAAACATAGATTCATCTTCAAATAGAAACTCTAATTGTTTATCTAATTTACTATTTGCTTTCCAACTTTCTTCACCAAAAAATGGAATTTCCTTATGATTTACTTTAGGAAGTGATTTAGGAATTGCTTTAGGTTTATTGATATCATTAAACTGATCTAAGAATTTAACATCAACATTATACAATGGATTTGGAATTACAACTTTACAATTATAATTAGCCACATACTCATCTTCTTGTGGTAACTCTAAAGTCATTGTTTTATTGTCAATATCTTGATACTGATAAGCAGTAGATGATAATCTCTTCATTCTAAATGCTAACTTAGCAGAAAACTCAAAAGCATTATTTACTATAATACTTAAATATGGTTTAATATGCTCAGAGTTTTCATTTACTTCTTCTAAATCAGTTCCTGAAAAGAATGTTTTCATATTGTGATGACTGTGAATATGACCTATTTTATATTCCAAATAATCATTTTCAACTATAAAATTTAATACTCTTTCATCAAAATGATATGAAGTAAATCCTGTTGTACCTTTATCTAATGGAATTAAATCTAATACAGTTATATCTAATTTTTCAGGTTGATCTAATCTACCTTTAATATCATATATAATACAACCTGACCATTCTACAGTACTAATATTCTTACATAAGAATTGAATTTTATGCCATACTTTATCAGAAAGGGTAGTAGTCACTATCTGACTCAAGTCTAGAAATGGTAGCATCTTCTTGAAGCTTGACAATTCTTTGGATGTGGTCTGTTTTAATTTGTTGTCTAACATAATTTTTAAATGTTTTTGATAATACATACTTATAATTATCTTTTTCAAGCTTTACTGTATCATCAATAGTTAGAAAATATTTTTTACCATTGAACTTTAGATAATTAGAACTTTTTTCTATGTCAGATTTTAATTCTATTTCATCTACATTCAAAGTTCTACCATCTACTTCTATTTTGACAAATTGTTTAAGATCAGATTCTAAATCATTTAAGTTATTATCTAATACTTTGTCAAATAGTATGTAGTCTATTTCATCATTTGTAGGAAGTGAATAAACAGCATCACTATTATCACTATAATAAGCATCTAAATAATTATATAAACTTAAATGAGCATTATTATTAATATAATATCTTATATACTTAGAAGCAGATCTTTTAACTTCAAAAGGAGTTTCTTGAGCTTTAACCTCTGCCATTGCTTCATCTATTTTTGACATTCTTATATATGGTGTGCCTTCAATAGATTCATATTCAATTACAGATATTATATTTCTTACAAACAGTTCAAAGAAATCAGATACATTTTCTTTCTTCTTAATAGCATCTTCAAGTAATGCCATAGATACATGTATTTGATTATTATTACCTAAACACATAGTGTTAAAATTTAACCATACAGGATTATTTTTATCACCAAAAGTTCTAGGTAAATGAGAATGTCTATAACCTGCTTTTATCTCATAATTATTATAAGTAGTTCTTGTAGCTTCAAAGTTAGAATCAAGTATTTTACCATTTTTACTTATATAAAATTTTACAAAGAAATCTTTAATGATTTTACTTTTATTCATTTGATTTTTAATGGTAAACTTAGGAAAATGAAGAGTTACTTGTAAATATGGAACTGCTTTAATATATTGAAATGAAAATTCTTTAAGTTCTGTTAATTCATTATATTCATAATATGCATGAATTTTTCTAGAATTTTCATGCAATTCATTATCTATCATCATATAATAAAAACTATCTCTACTAAAATTGCATGATATAGTATATTTTAAAGAATACTCATATTCAATTCCTATTGTATTTAATACTTCTACAATATTTTCTAAGAAATAAAAATCATTTGATAAATCTTTATTTAGAAATTTAGTGTAGATAATATTGTGTAATTTTTCTTCAGAAATGTGATTATTAATATACATTCTGATTAGTTCATCAGTTGTTAACATAGTTCTTAGTGATTAAAAAAGTCTGATAGAGTTTCCCCTACCAGACTTACAATGAATAAAACTATTTAATTACAATCCTTGTGACATCTTTCTTATCCACTCTTGTTCATCATTAGACAATGAAGATACACTTATTACATTTCTACAGATTTCAGATCTAAGACTATTTAGATTTTTGTTACCATAAATCAAGTCAATAGCAATTTCAAAATCAGTTTCTCTTTCATCATAAAATGAAGTAGATCTGATTAACTTTACTGCCATTTCTATTGCTTCTACATCTGCATCATAGTTATCCTCATCATCACTTTCCATTTCATTTTCTATCTCACACCAACTACTCAATAATGAATCTAATTCAGATGCAGACTTTAAAGTATAGTTTCTACCTTGATTAAAATGATTTTTAGCTTCATCACCATAATTAGCAATGATAGACTGAATAAGTTCTCTTGTTTCTCTATATCCACCAGATTTAGTTTTCTCTGGAGATAACATTAATACAAAAGATCCTGTAGGTAGAACAGCATCACCTCTTTCTAAAGATGTATTGTTTCTGCTTTCTACTACTTTCATACCTTGATATGGGATATCATTAGATAATAAATCTGCTTGTAATTCTTCCCATGTTGTAGCTGCACTTTCTAATTGAAATAAACCTGTGCTTGTGCTATATACTTTTACTGTTCTCATGTTTGTTTACTTTAAAAAATTAATTAATTCTTGTTTCTTACCTGCTTTGATGATATCAGCAGGATCTTTTTCCTCAAATGGTAATACAATATTCATAGCTTTATTCTTATAATGATCATTGATATACTCTACTAACTTATTAGAAGCTATTATACCTGGCTCATCATTATCAAATAACACTATAACATTTGTAAACATATTTAAATAAATACTGAGAGTTTCCATATTAGGAAACATACCCTCATTTTGAAAATATATTGCATTTTTACCAAGATTAGTTAATACTCTCCAATCTTTATAACTTTTAGATATGAATAGTGTATCACCCATAAAAGGAAGGTTTGATGTACCTCCAATAGTATTTTTAGTAGTATTGGTTAACCATTTGTATTCCTTAGCTTTAGGTCTGCATATTTTAATACCTTGTTCTTTAAAAGATATAGTATAAGTTGTTTCTTGTGGATATGGTGTAAATACATTACCATTTACTTTATACCACTTAGTAGCAAATATATTATCTTCTATTAACTGAGAACTTGTTATCTCATATTGTGACCAGAATTGCTTATGATAATTATCAAATGGTTTAGGACAAAACTCTAATGTATTGGAAGTAGTAGATACAATGGATTCAGATTTATATTTTACATATTCTGATTCACCTTGATATAAATCAGTTTCTAATATATAAGTCATAGCATCTTTAAATGTTAATGAATAATACTCTTGTATTATACCTATTGCATCTAAATTAGCTTTACCACTATTAGCAAAATCAGTAAAATATAATTTACCTTTATACCATTGTATCCAACATCCTGGGCTATCATCATTTCTGAATGGACTCTTTATATAAGTTCCAACTTCAAAGTTTCCAAACACATGCTTGAAAACTTCTTCCTGATTTATTCTAGAAAAGAATTCATCTATAGATGATATGTCATCATGATAGCCATACATAGTTATTTAATTTTAATCCCAAGAAGATTGAATAGGCTCATCACTTGTTGAGCTCTTAGCAAAATTAGAACTCATAAACCAGTCAGTTCTAGTGATGGGATGTAAAATTAATTCATCTGCTGTAACTTTTACATAAATAATACCTTTATTATCATCAACAATAATTGTTTTACCATCAATTTCTAAAGATACTTTCTTTGGTCCTGCAGGTACTAATGTTCCTGTTTCACCTCTAAATGTAAATTCAGAAGACTTGTGACTAAATGTCACAGGTTCAAATCTACCTTCTTGTGCAGGAACAAATACTTTACCTTGTTTTACATTAGATGGTAATTCTACATACTTAGTACCATTGTCATTCTTAGAAGTCCATGGATATTGGCAGAATACATCTAATTCTACATTACTAAAGTTAGATGGAAGTAATTGAGAAAGAATGTTACAGAATGACTTAAATCCTGTAGCAGCATTTAATCCAGCTTTTAATTCTTCTTCAGTTACAAAACATTTCATCAATTGAGAAATCTTTGCATTGAATTCATTAAATGCAGCTTTCATTTCTGCACTACGAGGATCAGTTACCTGATTGCCATTCTTATCAATAGCTTTAGTTACAGGGAATTGTCTGTAGTTTTTAACTAATCCACCAGGGAATTCAAATGCAATATCAAGACACTCTTGAGCTGCACCATCTTTACCACCATTAGGATTAAATTCTAACTTAGTCATCTTAACACCTTGGTTTAAACCAAATGCCATTGAACTTGATGATTTTTCATCATTTGCATAACCATACATAATAAATAAAATTTAAAGGATTATAAAAAATTAAATAGATTGAACATCAAAGTCATGAGTTATTGCTACTGGTTCTAATTCTACTGTTTGAGTTTCTACTTTAGTTACATCATCAACTAATTCAAATAATACATTTACTTGCTTAGTCTTTCTACCTTTTAATTGTGGATGAGAAAATACTTGTTTTAGCTGAGCATTAGTCAAAGAATATTTATCTCTGATTTCTTCTCTTGTCATGCTGTTAGCTAAATCATTTAATACTGAACTGATTGTGATTTGAATCTTTTCCATTTTAATTTTGTTTTTTAGATTTATAAATAGTTTTAAGTTCCTCTTGAAGATATACTGCTAGATCTTCAGGTTTAGCAGTATAGACTAATGTACCAGTCTTAGGTACTAATGCTTTTTTCTTAGCCATTGTAATATTCATTTACTTTATCAAGCACATATCCTAAGTCATTTGGAATATATAATTCAAACATTCCAACTGCAGACTTAGCAGGATATCTACCATCAAAATTTGTTACAAATTGTTTGATAGCTTTCTTATTTTTGGCATCAAAATCTTGAGAGCCATATAATACTATGTCAAACTTACCCTCTAATGAAATATATTGGTCAATCATTTTCAATTATGTTATCCTTTAACATTTAAGTTATCATCTTAAACAACGGATAACCTCAATATTTCTATTGAGTTTGGACTATATCTTTATTTCTATATTTCCATTTAAAACCTTTAAATTGTTTTATTTTTCCTGAACAAGCTGAAGAAAGAGTTCCTTTACTTCCATTAATAGCTTTTGCTGCTTCAGATATAGTTATATATTCAGCTACAAATTCACCATCTAATGTATATTGTAATACACCACCTTTAGATTTTTTTATTTTAGTTTCTAAAGATTGTTTTTTACCAAGATTTATCTCTTTAATTTTTTGTTTAGTTGATTCAGACAATTTTTTACCTTTATGACTTTTAGATATTTTTATTGCTCTTTCTTTATAATTGATTTCTCCATTTTGAATTTTTGAAATTAACTTAGTTCTAATATTTT